GCAACAAATCCTTATTTCAATCATCACGGAAAAAATACAGCAGATCAGAGACTAACAGAGAACTTATTGATAGAATCTATTAAGGCTTATGGTGTTGATGTTTATTATTGTCCGAGAACTCTTGTCAACGAAGATGTATTATTAGGAGAAGATTCACTTTCTCAGTATAATAGTGCCCATACTATTGAAATGTATATTAAAACTATTGATGGGTTTGAGGGAGAGGGTGAATTTGTCGCAAAGTTTGGACTACAAATAAAAGACCAAATTACGTTTACTGTAGCAAGAAGAAGATGGTCTGAATTAGGATTAATTGGTGAAGGTAGAGATACTTCTCCTAGAGAAGGTGACCTAATATATTTTCCTGTGACAAATGCACTATTTCAAGTTTTGTTTGTAGAAGATGAATCAATATTTTATCAGACCGGTGGTTTACAAGTTTTTGATATCTTATGTGAAATGTTTACATATTCCGATCAGAAATTGGATACTGGTATAGAAGAAATAGATAAGATTGAACGATTACAAGCATATTCATTAGATTTTACAATGGATTCTGGAAGTGGAAATTATATAGTAGAAGAAACTGTATATCAGGGTGATTCTTTAGCCGAAGCTACTGTAAAGGGTGAGGTGGCAAGTTGGAGTCCTACAACTAAGATATTGAATCTTATTAATATGACTGGTAGTTTTGCCGGAACAAAAAATATTGTTGGAGATGATTCTGGTGCAAGTTATACGATTACTTCATTTGATCCACAAGATTCTACTTCAGCGTCTTCCGGTGACAATGCGGCAATAGAACAAGAGGCGGATTCTATTATAGATTTCACCGAAGGTAATCCGTTTGGGAGCTTATAATGTTAGGAACAACTTATTATCACCAAACAATTAGAAAATATGTTGCTGTATTCGGAACACTTTTTAATGATATTAATATTCAACGAACAAATTCTTCAGGTGTAATCGTTGAACGAATTAAGGTTCCTATCGCTTATGAGTCTAAAGATAAAATGCTCTTACGTGTGAGAAGAGGTAGTAAAGCTGATGAGAGTATTGGTACAAGTTTACCGAGAATGGGATTTGATTTAAACGCCATTACTTATGATCCAACTAGAAAATTAAATACTATAGGTAGAACTTATGCTGCAAACAATGCCACAGGTTCTACTAAATTGATGAAACAATATAATCCCGTACCTTATAATTTTGATTTTACTTTATCTGCTATGGTGGATAGTTCAGAGGATGGTGCTCAAATATTTGAACAGATTGTACCATTCTTTACTCCTGAATTTGCGGTTAGTGTAAATTTAGTTCCCTCTATGAATGTTGTACCTGATATTTCTATTGTATTACAGGATGTTAGCATAGAAGATTCTTATGAGGGTGAGTATAGTCTTTCTGGTTCTGTAAAACGTGAGATTATATGGACATTAAATTTTATGATAAAGGGTTTTATTTATCCTGATGTAAAATCTGGATCAGTTACGAAGAAAGTTTTAGTACATCTTAGAACAACAGAGGATGATCCAGCTGTTCCTGAATATATCACGTTAGAAGATAGTACAGATTTTACAACAAATTATATGTTATTTGAGGATGATCCGGTAGTGAGGATTCTTAATGAATCGAGTACAGATGCTGCATTAGCAGGAATTAAATCAAGAATAACGACAATTCCTGGTGCTAATGATGTTGTGGCAAGTGATGATTTTGGGTATTCACAAACAACAGAATTTTTTGATCCGCCTATAGAAAGTAATGTGACAACAGGTTTAGATGTTAATTTATAAAATGAGGGACAATGACAAAAGAAACATTAGATGGTCGTATAGATGAAATTTTAGAAATTACAAGTATAGTACCCACTTCTGAACTTAAGCCTGAACCGGCCGTTAGAGTACAGCCGAAGACTGATGGTAAAGATGATGACATTGATTATAATTATGCCCGTGAAAATTACTATAATTTAATCGAAAGAAATCAAGACGCAATAGAAGAAATGTTAGAGATTGCTAAACAATCTGAACATCCTCGTGCTTTTGAAGTAGTGGGTCAATTAATCAAATCTGGATTAGACGCGAATAAAGAATTAATGACTCTACACAAAACTAAAAAAGAGTTAAGTATAGAAAAGGGTGGTTCTACTACAAACGTTAATAATGCCGTTTTTGTAGGATCTACCGCAGACTTACAAAAACTCTTAAAGGCTAAACGTGGCTAGTGAAACATATTTAGGAAACCCTAACTTAAAAAATGTAGGTCAAAATATTGACTGGACTGAAGATACACTTGAAGAATATATGAAGTGTAAAGAAGATCCTCAATATTTCATCCAGAAATATATCCGTATTGTTCATGTAGATAAGGGTCTTGTACCATTTGAGATGTATGAGTATCAAAAAGATATGATTCATAAGTTTACAGATAATCGTTTTGTTATTTGTAAGATGCCAAGACAGACCGGAAAATCAACCACTATCATCGCTTTTCTTTTACACTATTTGCTTTTCAATGAGAGTGTTAATATTGCAATCCTTGCAAATAAAGGTGCAACAGCAAGAGAACTTCTTTCAAGATTACAATTAGCCTACGAACATTTACCCAAATTTTTACAACAAGGTGTAGTTACATGGAACAAAGGTAATATTGAAGTTGAGAATGGTAGTAAAGTAATTGCGGCAGCAACTTCTTCTAGTGCCGTTCGTGGTAGTTCCTTTAACGTTATTTTCTTAGATGAGTTCGCACACGTTCCTCAAAACATTGCTGAATCTTTTTTCACTTCAGTTTATCCTACTATTTCTTCTGGTGAATCCACAAAAGTTTTAATTGTTTCTACACCACTTGGATTGAATATGTTCTATAAGATGTGGATAGAAGCAGAAGAAGGTAGAAGTGATTATGTACCAATTGAAGTACATTGGTCAGAAATGCCCGGAAGAGATGAAAAATGGAAAACAGAGACAATAAGAAACACTTCAGAAGTACAGTTTACACAAGAGTTTGAATGTCAGTTTGTGGGATCAACATACACGTTGATTGCCCCTTCTAAACTTAGATCGATGGTATTCAAATCACCTCTTCATATTAATAATAATTTGTCAGTATATGCTGAACCTGTAAAAAATCGTACATACGCATTGGTGGCCGATACATCACAAGGAAAGGGTGTAGATTATTCTGCTTTTTCTGTTTTTGATGTTTCTGAAATGCCCTATACACAAGTAGCAGTGTTTAGAGATAATACAATTTCACCATTATTATATCCTAATGTGATCTATAATGTAGGAAACAAATACAATATGGCACATGTATTAATTGAGGTGAATGATATTGGTTCTCAGGTAGCAGACACCCTACACTATGATTTAGAGTACGAAAACATAATGATTGTTACTATGAGAGGTAGAGCAGGACAACAAATTGGTGGTGGATTTGCTAAGAATATTCAGTTAGGATTGAGAACAAGTAAACAGATTAAGAGAATAGGATGTGCAGCGTTAAAAGATTTAATAGAACAAGATCAATTAATTATCCCAGATTTTGAATCGATTAAAGAACTTACCACTTTCGCATTACAGAATAATACATATCAAGCAGAAGAGGGAGCCCATGATGATATTGCAATGACTCTAGTGATATTTGCTTGGTTGGTTCAACAGAGATATTTTAAAGAATTGACAAACATGGATATAAGAAAGAAAATGTGGGAAGAACAAATGGAAACATTAGAACAAGATATGTTGCCTTTTGGTCTTATTGATGATGGTATGGATCCAGAAACCGTTGTAGATACAGAAGGTCAGACATGGAACGTAGAAGAAACTGCACGAAGATTGTACTACTAAATAATGTAGAGAATATTTAACTATTAGAGAAAGTAAAAATGGCTGATTTATTGATTAAACCGGAAGCAGGATCAGGAAATAAATTGATCCTACAGGATCAAGCTGGCAATGCTATATTGACTACTGCAGATTCGGGTGCAGCTCTCAATAATGTTACTGGAGCAGGCCCTCCCGAAGGAACAGCAGTTAAGTCTACAGGAGAAGCCGGAGGAACCAAATTTCTCAGGGAGGATGGTGATGGTACATCAAGTTGGCAAACAATAGACGCAGAACCTGAAGGAACAGTAGTTAAGTCTACAGGAGAAGCCGGAGGGACTAAATTTCTCAGAGAAGATGGTGATGGGACTTCTAGTTGGCAAACCCTTCCTGCAGGTGGGACTAGTCCCAATTATGCTGATGATGGATTCAAATATATTACTTCCAACTGGAAAGATTATTCTGCAAGTTCAGGTCAATATGCATTTAATTGGGCTAATGTAGCAGATTTTGATATGCAAATACACAAGGGAGCCAATGTAAGTGAATCAGGAGGATACTATACATTAGCTACTGCTGGAGTATACGCGTTTTCACTTTTACTTCTGGATTCAGGTTACTCAAATGGAACTTCTTGTTGGATATTTCATAATGATGTGTCAGCAGGTACAAATATAGCACACGAACCATTAATTCCAGCAAGTACAAAGGGGGACAGCTCTTCTTGGATACCGGGATATGCTGCAGCAGGTTCATATACTTGGTTTCTTGACATTGAAGCTAATGATATTGTTCATATAAGATGTAGAGGTTATATGGATGGAAACTGGTGTGGTCAAGGATCACCAAGCTGTTGCTTTCATGGCATTAGACTAGGATAGGAATTATTATGGGAAAGACTAGAGAAGAAATAGAAAATGAAAATTTAGCAGAATACAAAAGACTTTTTGGGAAGGAATTAACAATTGGTGATTTCATAGAGAATCCTATTCAAAAATCTAATGCTATAGTAGAACTTTATAAAGGTGATTATGTTTGGTGTGATGGGGCAGGAAATATAGAATGGAAGGATGGACATGAAACTACTGTAGAAGAAAAGAAAAAAATAGATGATAGATTTGTGGAGTTGTGGAAAGAATGGGGTGATAATCAATATCAGAGAGATCGGGAAAGAGCATATCCAAGTATAGGTGACCAACTAGATAAAATTTACCATGATGGTATTGACAAGTGGAAAACCGAAATGGTAGATCCAGTAAAAAATGCAATACCTAAACCGGATAAATCAGATGAGTGATAAAGTAGTTTCGGAAAAGGCGTTTTTTACTCCGGAAAGTAAATGTATTCGTAATAGTAATTGGTCATGTACTAATTGCGGTGACCGTAAACCGGGACTAATAAAACAAGTAAACGAAGAAGGTGAAATTTTTCATGATCGGTTTCTTCATAAAGAATCTACTTTTTTAGAAATTATTTCTAATTAATTGGTAAAGGGATCAATCTTTTCAAAATCAACTTCAGTAGGTGGATTATTAATTTCGTTTATTAACTCTTCAATTTTAC